TGTTAGGGTTTGATCGTCCATATTAAGTCTCCACACATATTTATCTAGCGATAAATATCATATGCCAAGACTTTCACTATATAAACCAGAAAAGGGCCTCGACTATAAATTTATAGATCGACAAGCCAGCGAGATGTTCCAAGTAGGCGGTACTGATGTGTATTTGCACAAGTATTTAGGCCCTAAGTTAAATGCTAACGGAACTGCTGATCAGCCTGTGATCGATTCGTACAATGTTACTAATATACAAGATCTACTATTTTTAGAAAATAGAGATCGCAAGTACGATGAAGAAATTTACAGAATTAGAGGAGTTTACAATGTTCAAAATGTTGATTTTAATCTGAGCCAATTTGGCTTGTTTATCGATAATGATACATTGTATCTAACTGTACATATTAACGACTTTATTAAGCACATTGGCCGCAAACCGATTAGTGGCGATGTTATGGAATTGCCGCATTTGCGGGATGAATTTGCACTTAACGATTATGATGTTAGTTTACCTCGTTACTATGTCATTGAAGATGTAGGTCGTGCTAGCGAAGGTTTTAGTGCTACGTGGTATCCGCACCTATATAGATTAAAAATTAAAAAGATTACAGATGCTCAACAGTTTGCCGATATTCTTAAACAGCCTGCTAGTGCTGATAACCCAACAGGGCCAACAATCCAAGACATACTAAGCACTAGGGCAAAAGAATTACAAATTAATGATCAAATACTAGCACAAGCAAATATTGATGCTCCAAAAAGTGGCTATGAAACAAGGCAGTTTTACACTCTTGCTACTGATGAAAAAGGTAATCCGGTATTAGAAACTGCTGACGAAGATACACTAGATGCTAGTAGTACACTTCGTGCAAGTGCAGTAAACGGCGTACCTCAACGTAGTGGATATACCGGGTACTTAACAGGTGATGGATTACCTGTTAATGGATATGATTTTGGATTTGGCATACAATTTCCGGTATCAGCTTCGGACAATGATTTCTTTTTAAGAACTGATTTTTTACCTAATAGATTATTTAGATATCAAGAAAATCGCTGGATTAAAGTCGAAGACAATGTGCGTATGGACCTATCGAATAGCGATACTAGAAGTACATTGAAAACTAGTTTCATTAATAATAACAACTATACATATAATCAAGTTGTTGCAACTGATTATATTAAGTTAGTTAAAGATCAATACGTAATTGATACAGCAATACCGTACACTACTGCATTGTATATTGTTCTTAAATTAGAAACATTAAAATTAGAATACAAGGTTGCAGATTATCCATCAATGTTAGGTATATATTCTGGTAAGGTTAGAATTACATTGCCTGTAGTTGATAGTACACAACAAAAAATACCGTATGCTGGCGCATGGGCACTCAATATGTATAACTTACGAGAAGAAGAAAGATCAAGCCTTAGCAAGGCACTCAAACCTAGGGCGGATTTATAATGCAATGGTTCTATGACGGACAGTTACGAAGATATGTTACTCAGACCATACGTGTGTTTAGTAATTTTGTCGTAAAATATGGTGATGGCACACTGGTTAGAGTACCCGTAATGTACGGCGATCAAGATCGACAAGTGGCCAGCATCCTTAGACAAAACAGTGAAAATAAAATTAATAGTACACCGCGTATTGCTATTCACATATCTGGTTTAGACTTAGATTCTAGTCGATTGGGTGATAGCAGTTACATTGGAAAAGTACATATACGAGAGCGAGATGTCACTGGCACTGCATATAATCAAGCACAAGGTCGCAACTACACGGTTGAAAGACTAATGCCTACACCATTTAAATTAACTATGAAGGTTGATATATGGAGTGCTAATACTGATCAAAAGTTACAACTTTTAGAGCAAATATTAGTATTGTTTAATCCTACATTGGAATTACAAACCACAGAAAACTATCTCGATTGGTCTAGTCTTAGCGTACTGAGTCTAACACAAACATTATGGTCTAGCAGAACTGTTCCGGTAGGTGTTGATAGTCCTATTGATCTAGCAACACTTACCTTTGAAGCTCCTGTGTGGATTAGTCCGCCTGTTAAAGTTAAACATCTCGGAGTTATTAGAAAAATTGTTACTAGTATGCACGAAAATGCTGATACTAGCGATTTTGGATTTGATGGTTTAGGTGGTGTAGACAGCGTTGGCAGTCCTAGTTTTTCAGGTCTACTTGCTGAAGATACTGTAACTATTAATAATTTTGGTATTCAAGTATATAACAGTCAAGCAATGCTAATGGGCGCGAATGAGGACGAGATCCCTCGCAATCCGTCATTAGAATTAGGTATCAAACAAGATGTTCCTATTAACTGGCAAAAAATATTTGATCAATATCCTGAACAATATAAAGCAGGATCAAGTAGGATATACTTAACTCAACCGGGTGGTACTGAAGTTGTAGGCACTGTTGCACTTAATTCATTAGATAGTACGCTACTAATGATTAATTACGATCTTGATACACTAACAAGCAATACCGGTATTGACAGTAACGGATATTTAGATACTGATATATCACACTATAATGCATCGACTAGTTTTAGACCAGCTAGCCCTGGAACATTTGATGCTATAGTTAACCCGTTAACATATAATCCAAAAAGACCAACTGGTAATGAGCTAACTGATCAAGCAGTTACAGCAGGTAAACGTTTCCTTATCATAGAAGATATTGGTGATTATAAAAACATCGATGGTGCAGATGCATGGAAACATACTGTAAATAAACTCATACCAGGTACAGGAGTACCGGGGGTCCCGGCTGCATATACATTTGATCTAGTGGCAAAAGCTAATGATATCATTGAGTGGTCTGGCACCCAGTGGAATGTAATCTTTGATTCTACTCAGGAAACAGATACATTGGTCTGGCAAACTAATATATATACTAACATTCAGTACTTATGGAACGGTGTTTCATGGACTAAATCGTTTGAAGGTGTATATAAGGCAGGCCAATGGAGAATAGAGTTATAACAGATCAAATCATTTGTAGTGGTGCATTATTTTGTGCTAAATCTACAGGTAGATTTCTATTGCTACAAAAATCTCACGGCAAACACGAAGGTACTTGGGGTCTAGTTGGTGGTACAAACAATGCCGGTGAAACTCCTTGGCAGGGATTACAACGCGAAATAGAAGAAGAAATCGGTAGCTTGCCTGCTATTAAGAAAACATTACCTTTAGAAAAGTTTACTAGTAATGATAGTGTGTTTAATTTCCACACTTATTTTTGTGTCGTTAATGATGAATTTATACCTAAACTCAGCAATGAGCACTCTGCTTGGGGTTGGTTTGATATTAATCGAATGCCTAAACCGTTGCATAAAGGTTTAAGTCTTAGTCTACGTAATAAAGTTATACAAACTAAAATACAAACAATAATAGATATTATTGATAGCCTATAAATCCGTTATCAAGCTGTTGAAGTAATTACAGTATTAGCCGCTAGAATTTGCCCTGAGCGTCCGCCCTCTATGCGATTTACAGTTTGCTGATACAACTGTTGTTGCGCAGGTGTAAACTGACTATATTTCATATTCATATCTAATCCTGCTTTGGCCAACTGAGCTATATAACTAGCAGTGTTATTTTCATTAGGTGGTGCCCATTTGTCAACTGCCTGTTTTGCAGTAAGTGTATTATAAGCCGGGCTCATTAATAGGTCGTGCATGGCTTTAAATCCTGTGGCAGTATCTGGAAATATTGCCCAGCGTCCGTTTCGGCCGATTGCACCTAATTGGTTTGCTGTTGACCCTGCACCTATGTTACCGGGATTATTATTACGCCAATTGGCATCCCCTTTCTTCCTAGCTTGATCACCGATAACAACAGTCATACCCTTGTGTAATACCTTAGCAGTGGTAGGACTAACTGGTGCTGTTGGGGCAACTGGCGCTGTGGGTGTAACTGAAGATCCAAGCGGTAGTGTTGTTGGGGCGTCTGGGGCGTCTGGTGTGACTGGCTGGTCAAGAGCCACCTGCTGATATTCTACTTCGTATATAAATTCTCTTGCTCGCATGATTTTATTTCTTATGCTTGTGCTTCGCCCCAACGTATAATAACGTTAGTAGGAATAGCAGTTCCTGAAGTTTTATATACATTAATAGCTAACACGTCAGGACCATTTGGATAAGTTCCTCGACCGCCTAGTGTAGTATTAGTTAATTCTTTTAAATCACTTAAATCTAAGCTACCGTTTTGTCCGGGAGCCGCAATGAACGAGAATACCGTTTCTCCTGGTTGTGCGTATGCCGGCAAACCAAATTTAAATGTAACTGCTATGCTGGTTCCAATTGTAGTGATAGAACTTTGTGTGAAGTTAACACGATAATATTGATTGCTAGCAAACGTCTGTAATGTAGTTACACTAGATATTTTTGTTCCCGATGGAAACTTCCCTGAGTCGTCAACTTCAGTACCTGCTGTAGCTGAATATCCAGCTACTAGTGCCTCCCAGCTAGTCTTTGTAAAGTACAAGAAGCTAGTTGCTGGGGACAATACTGCCGGAGTAAACACAATAGTTGATAGGGCAGGTATTGCTAATATATTATTTCTGCTCATAGTCAGTGTATAATATGGAGTAAATGCAAATGTTACTGATGAGCTCGCAGGTATTGTTGTGAGTACATTGCTACTAAATGTTACTGAATAATAGTTTATACCGTTAAATGCTGCCAGTGTTCCAACTGTACTAATTGTTGTGCCACCGGTAAATTTACCTGCATCATTAGTGCTATTACCAACTTGATTAGCACCAATTGGCAATGCATTCCAGCTTGCCTGTGTAAACAACAAAGTATTTCCGCTAGTTACAGCGCCGCCGATACCAAATGTTACACCAGAGTTAGGTGTGTGCGTAATAAGCGAATTTTGACTTAGATTAAGTTGGTAATATGAAATACCGCTGTTAATAAACGGACCTGATGTGCTAGTAATAGTAGTATTTGCAGGATAATCTGTACTAACAACTTTAACACCTATCGGATTAGTGTTACCAAATACCGTAGTAGCACTTGATTGAGTAACAAATAAGTAATTTACATTACCTGTTTGGAAGATAGCGTTATTTGGAACAAAAACAACACCGGTTAGTAAGCCTATCGTAGTTGCGATCGGTGATGGGTTGACAACTGCTGTTGATACTGTAGTTCCGGCGCTGAAGCGGGTTTCACCAACTACCAAAACACTGGTAATGTTACCAGCTGTTGGTGTTGTGCCGCCTATAACTGAATATGTAATACTAGTGTTGGCGACAAAACTAGTAACTAAAACGCTAGTCGGAGTACCACCATAAAGTGTACCAGTGCCATTTGTCGCATTTAGAGTCATACCTGCAGAAAGACCTACAGTATTAAGTGTTCCTGTTATTGTAGCAGACCATGGTGATGGCGCTGTGCCAGCTCCTGAGATTGATCCTACAGTACATGTGCCGGTTGAAATAACAACGTTTGATGTAGAGACTGCGATACCTGCTGAGCCACCCATTGCTTCCCAGCTTGCTTGAGTTACGTATACAAGGTTTGATCCAAGTCCGCTGGCAAATAACGAACTGCTTGGAACTGACGTGCCGCCATACAAACTAGTCGCTGTAGTTGCGGTTGAGCTTGTAGTCGGTACGCCACCTGACCACGATATAGATCCGCCTGGCGCTACTTGTGCAAAACTAGGCTGTCCGCCAGCAGAGCTAGCTGACAGTCCTGACCAAGTAATACTTCCCGGGTCTGTGGGATAGTTTGATGGATTTAATACTCCCTCAACAACTAGACCGCCTGTACCAGAGTCTGAAGTTACTTCAATACCTTTTAATAATAACTGCGCACGATTTATTAATTCACGATCGCCTAAATCACCAATTTGTGCGTTACTTACGCTCGGTGCTAGTCTAATCATAAATGCAGTTTGTTTTGTAGTTGATACTTGAATACCAGTAGATGCATAGTTAAACAAATATCCACGATCATTATCAAACTGGCCGTCTGTTAACATGGCACTACCCCAGTGACTAATAATTGGACTAATAGTACAACTTACTAAGATAACACCTGTGTTATATTCGTGTGTAGCGGCAGCACCGGCAGTGAATGTACGTTGTGCGCCACCGGTAAAATTTGTCAAAGGACTGCCTCGGGTACAGCCTGTTAGTGTATTTCCACTTTTTCCACTAAATGATATTAACTCATTATCGATATATACTACTCCGGATTCATTAGGGAATCCGCTTGCATCCACTAATGGTATTGTAGTTTGTGTAGCAGTTATACTACTGAATAATGCACTACGTCCGCTTTCGTTTTGTACTTCGTAACGCACAGGCATATTACCTGTACGCATATATGCTTCTGTGTTAACGTTTGAGTTACGTATTCTATGAAAGAACACAAAATTACCGTCAGAGCCTCGTAGCATAAAATCAATAAATCCAACAGCATACCATGACCATTGCATGCCAATCATCTGCATTTTCGTTAAATCGACCTTATATCCACTCGGGCCAGTGCCATCTAACTTGTCTAAATTAAACTGACTTTGTGGAATGATAAATTCCTGTACTAAACATGCTTTAGCATTAACTGCATTATTAGCACCACGATAGTCTGGATTAATATACATGACAGTATTACTGTCAACTCCTGTAACTATGTGAGTCATACCTTTAATAACGATTCGATCGCCTGCTTTAACTTGATCACGGAAACGACTATTTGTTCCAGTAACATAGTTGCTATCTTTTGCTACAGAAATTGTTCCGGATAGTTGAAAAGTTGCTGATCTACGGCCGACAGCAAATGTTTGACCGTCATACTGGAAAAATAGTCCGTTTTGATCATCAAATGTTCCTGCACGTACTGTTGATCCATGCCATTTTAATACTGACATTTGAGCATTAGTCGTCAGTATTGCACTAACACCGGCGAGCACCGTTGTTGCTTGTACTCTTAAATTACGTTCGTCGATTACGTCTGCAACTGTATACTTTCCATCGTAACCTTTTGTATCAATACCGATAATTTGGATTTGTCCGCCTGGTTGGCACCCGTGATCTACGTCATCTGTCGTTATCGTAATATACGAGCCAATATTAGTTCCAGTCGCAGATATTGCTTGTATGTTATAACTTGGTGCAAATAGAGCTCCTGTACAATAGTTAATACCTTTACCAGATTGATAACGAATATATTTCTTACTCATACGAATTGCTTGGCCGCCGTGTACTGGGCCGCCGGTACCTAACTGCACACCACCGTCATATGGTCTATGAATAAAATAACTGTCAGAGCGACAATATAAATTGCCGATTAATGAAGTTCCACTATCGATACTTCCAACTGCTCTAGCCGTGTATCTGATAGTATTTTTATTTGGTATTGTGTCTATATAAAACGGTCCTTTGGCTAGCGCATGATTTGTTCCAGTACTAGTTATGTCTACCATAACTGCCGCTCCTGGAACAAGTCCGTGCGCATACGGAAATGTTACTTGTACTGTAGCAATGGCTGCATATGCTAAACTTGTAGCATCAGGAATTTGTGCAGTAGTAAGACCACTAAGCGATATCGCTGAATAGAACTCAACGCTTGCTCCGCCAACTCCGGTGCCTACAGTTGAAAATGCAGTTATGCCGCCGGTACCGTCTACTGCTGTAATAGTAATAGTAGCATCATTAGTAGGGGTTGTTCCACCTAAACTAGTTCCTAATATCTTAACTCTCTCATTAACTCTATAATTAATTCCAGCAAGGTTAACTAATGCTGTTCCATAAACTAATGATGCTCGAGTAATATCAAACGATGCTCCACTTCCCGCCGCTGCCACTAGTGTACTAGCAACTCCAGTAAATGATAAATCTGATGCAGAAACGCCATCACCTGCAATAGTTAGTGCGGCAATTCCTCCTACAGTTGTACTAACTGCTGAAACAGGAATTGTTGCATTAGTATATAACGAGGCTACATTAAATGTTCCACCAACGCCTCCAGATTGGACAACTGTGATAGTGTTGCTTACAGTATAACCGATTCCAGGATTATTAACAGTAACTGATTGGATGCCGCCTGCGCCGTCGTCAACAATATTGACAGTTAACCCTGTACCAGTGCCTCCTGTTGTTGCAAGACCAGTTGCTGTGCTGTAGCCGGTACCTGCAACAATAGTATTACTAGTAGCTACTCGTCCAACTGCTCCAATTGTAATACTATCTGCAATAGTGTACCCTATTCCTGGATTGCTAATGGTAACTGTAGTAATAGCGCCTAAGGCACCAGTTACAATATTAACTGTTAGCCCAGTGCCACCGCTCGGCGAAACTGTAGTAGCAACACCGTTGCTAGTACTGTAACCTGTGCCAGCAACTAGTGATCCGGTGTTTAATGCTGATACTCCACTTGTTGGGCTCGTAGTTATTGAAGAAATAGTAACATAAGCATCATTAGTAGGGGTTGTTCCACCTAAACTAGTTCCTAATACTACCACTCTCTCGTTAACTCTGTAGTTAGATCCGCCAATAAAGGCATCTACAGTGTAGACTCCAGCTGTTCTAGTAATATCAAAAGTTGCACCGCTACCAGTATTGGCTATATTTGTACTGGCAGTATTTAAATAAGTTTGTGTGCCGCCGGGTTTGGCTGCTGTTAATTGACCTGTTAGTGTAACTGTAGTTCCTACAACCCCTCCAACGAAAATAGCAGTACCGCTGCCATTATCAATAGCTAATCCTTCTACAATTCCTGTAGCATCAAGCACTTCAATTACAGTATCTCCAACGTTTGCACCTATGCCGATACCTGCTGTAACTGAAAGGCCACCACCACCGACTGTTCCAGAAATTTGTGTTCCTGCTAAAATGCCAGTACCGGATACCGGAGTACCAATTGGTGGTAAACCACCAGCTACTGCGATTTGGTCAGTTCCTGTTGGTGTTATAAATTTTGTTGTAAATACGCCTGTGGCACCGTTACTGTAAACGCTAAATGTAGGTGCGCTTACACCAGCGCCTGTATAGAATGCACCTTTACGCAACTGTGAATACGTAGTAGCAAGAACTTGTCCGTTGCTTGTACCTACTTTAGCAGTTGCGTAGTAGTTAAATGTTGTTGGCGTAGGAACTCCGCTAATAATAAATGTTCCTTCTGCACGACTAAAACCGGTAATAGTGTTTGCTAGCGATCTAATAGTAATAGGAGTACCGATAAGGAATCCGTGGGCAGATTGTGTAGTGACTGTAATTAAACTTTCACCCGTTCCACCGGTTCCTGTACTTGCATCAGTTGTTACCGATAATACAGAAGTATCAGTGCCTGGCAATTCATAAACTGATGGGTAGCCGCGGCTTAAACCAATAGCTTGCCACTTAGTTGGTTGTAAGCCATACTCAAAGTCAGCGTCAAGCATAGACTGCGGAGTTGCTACCCGATGTCTTTCAATCGCATCAGTACCAAAATCATATGGTCTAACTTTTGTTTCTTTGGCTTCGTAGAATATCTGTATGTCATCACTAACAGATGCTGATGATGTATCAGCTATAAGTGTTATAGTAGTTACATAGTCAGCAGTATTTCTATATGCAGGGAATTCATCAGAGTAAGGATCACCTATACCAGTATTAGTTGTTGAAAAATAATCAATTTTTGCGCCGGCCTGTGGGTCTGAAAAATTATATAAAATTGAGTTACTTGTACTATTAGTAATTAATAATAATTGTTCTAATTTATATTTGCCTTGTACTTTAATAGTGCTGACGCCATTTGATAATGTAGGCAAACTTGATAACCCGTTGGTTATTACATTTATTATAATAGTAGATAGAGTTGTAACACGAGCATACGATGCTGTTTCAGCAACTGCACTCATAGTTCTTATTAGTGGTTCTGTTACTTGATACGGGACATAACTTGCAGATTTAGGTAAAATAGTATTGTTAACTAAATTACGTAAAAATGTTTGCGCTGTAATTTCAGGCTTTCGGTCGCCGCCAATTTGAGGAATATCACCGTGCCAGAATCTACTTGCAATAAATCTAGTTTGCGCATTGCCGCCATATCGTATGTCATTAACATATGCATCTAACACATATCCAATGTCTCTGTTACACTTTGATGAATCAAATACGTAGCCTGCATAATTTCTTGCTGAGTATGTTGTAGCTGGTAGAGTTGATAGACCGCCAGCAACAACGTTAGAAATAATTGTACCAAGGGCAGATACTAGAGTAGTAACACCAGCTTCTGCATTACTTCCTGATCTATTTTGTGTACTAATAACAGGACTTTGTTGACTTGTATACAGAGTTCTCGGTAAAATATAACTGTTAATAAGTGTAATTACTTGATTAAATCCAAGTGTTTCTTGTACGGGGCTTATTAACTGAGCAGTACCACCTTGCCAAAAAGTTTTAGCAATAAAAATTGTTTGTTCATTACCACCATATCTAATGTCATATATGTATGCATCAATCAAATATCCTAAATCTCTACGACATGAAGCTACGTTATAAGTATATCCATACCAGGTAGTTCCTATACTTGCGGCTGCTACTTGTGCCGCTATCCATGCTTGTATTTCATCAATAATAAATGCTCTGTTATTTGTTAGTAATGTTACAGCATTGGGATACAGATTGCTTGCATTATCAGTTGTTATACTTGCGTTGATATAAGCAATAGTTTCTGCTTTAATAAAATCGTAGTTAGCTTGAATGATTGAATAGGCATTTGGATACAGGTTAGTAGTACTACCTACTCCTGGTAAAAAAACGTAATTCGATATCTTTTGTTTTGCCATTTAATTCCCCGTTATGATCCAAGTGCTATTGCGAATGCTGCCGATCTTCGATCAACATATAATTTGTTTGCTACTGATGTATTTGTTGTCGGCGTTGTCGCAACATTAAGACTAGTAAAAACGCCAGTTCCTGGGGTTGTAGACCCGATATTAACGTTATCTAATGTTCCAACTGTAATACTAGTTAGTTGAATTACACTGTTACTTACTGTTAACTGGCCGTTGACAGTTAATCCGTTTAATGTTCCTACACTAGTTAAACTACTAGTGACTACTGTAGATCCTAAGGCAGTTGCCGATAGTTTAACAACACCATTAATTCTAACTGTACTGAGTGCGCTAGAAAAATTAGCACCATTTGATACAAGGTCTCCTGACATTACAACATTGTTAACTGTTAAATTAGGTGATGTAATGTTTCCAACGGTATCTACAGTGAACCCTGGACTAGCAAATCCATAGGATGATTCTAACGGTGAGTAAATGACTGTCATTAGTGTGCTCTTTTTGTATATTTATCTTGCATTTTAGCTTATAATTTTCCGACTACGACTTCAATAACACCTTCAATGCCATCAAAATCTTCTAAGGCTTTGCCAATAACGCTACCGTAAATAGGATTGAATTCTGCTCGAGCATATCCGCTACCCGCCGATACCATCATATCGCCTTTTTGTATCTTACCTCTAACCTTGCATGGAACTCGACCAGTCATTGCAATAGTTACTACGTGGTCACCTACACATTCGATATTCATAACATACGCTGGGTTAGTACTTACTACTCCGGCTACCCTGCGAGTACTATCTTCTGCGACAGTAACTTCAAACTTTCCGCCAAACTCTAATACAGTTCCCGGCTCATAGTCTGCATCTGCTGAATATTTTTCAGCTAAGTCTGCCCACGTTGCTTGAAGTGTACTTCCTGTGCCGAGTTGCCAAGTTCCTACCATAGATCCTGAAGTGGAAGAAGACCCGGTTGATAGTGTTGTCGTTAGTGCTTGGGCGGCGGTTAAAATATTTGTGCTAGTATTTCCGTTAGCATCACGAGCCATCACGGTTGACGGTAAATTAGACGGTGTTGCGTTAACTGCAATAGTTAATGGACTGGTACCATCGTAAGTTCCTGAGCTAGAAATGTAGTTACCAAATGTTAAAGTTTGGATTGATAAATCAACATCATCGCCTAGATTAATTTGAGTACCGTTGATGGTAATTTTGCTGTTCACTAGTTTAGAATTGGCAATACTACCAGCAAGCATTGCATTAGTTACCGTGCCAGTATCGCCCGTTGTCAATAATGTTCCAGTAGTATTTGGAATAGTTACTGTCTTGTCAGTATTCGTTAATGTTGTAAGTAGTGAAACTGCTCCTGAACCGCCGGTTGTTTTAAAATAAATTCTATCAGAAACAACTGGGTTTAGTAATGTTTTATTTTCTAATGTTTGAGTCGTTGTTAGCGTAACTGTCGTATTTGTAGAAACACTAGGCCCAGTTGATCCATCAGTAGTTGGTAGATTAGTAAATGTACCAGTTCCTGTACCAGTTCCTGTAACATATTGAACTGATGTTATTACGCCACTAGATACTGTGTTTACTATAACGTATACATCGTTAGCTGGTGTTGTTCCGCCTAAGTATGTTCCTAATACTTTAAGATAATTTCCAACAGCGTACCCTATGCCGCCTTGATTAATCCCAGTTATTGTGTATAGATTGCTTGCGATAGAAATATCAAGTGTGCATCCCGACCCAGGAATTACTGTTGCAACTGCTGTCGGTGCGATCGGTTGACTCATCGCTTGACCGTAAGTGGCGGTGAAACTTATTTTCGCACCTTTATACACATCAGAAATTGGGTTTGCAATGATTGACACCCAACTGTCGTTAACTGTTGCAGATAAGTTAATTAATTTTGGTAATGAAACTCGACCAAATATTGATAAGTTGGCTGCTTCTGCTCGACCAATAACAAGCACTTGCATTGTTTCTTTACGATTTGAATCAAACTCAACTGTAATAAAATAGCTGGCGCTGGAGAAAGATCCGACATACCATCGATCTATTTCGGTGTTTGTACCAATTGAGACACGATTCCCCATATAGGAAAAGTTAGTTCCAGGTGATAACGCTACAGTATGTTGCGGGCCTGGTGAAAGGTAAGGCGTTAGGCTCATGTTTTATCCAGCAAATTTACGTTTATTGTTCATATTAAGTATTTAGCTGAATTTTAAACAGCAGACAAGTTAACAAAAAAGCCCTTTCGGGCTTCTTTATTTGTTAGCTATTTTGACTAATTTACCGTA